ATGTTTCCTACCGAGTTCCCAGTCAAAGCAGTATGTTGGGATAACGTTGGTGAGGCAATTGAATACCATCAGGAGATATTAGGTGAATATCCCATTGGTAAGGGATGGGTCAGTGAGACATCATTTGCAACCATTATGTATAATCCTGTTAAACCCTCTTGGACATTCCTAAGTTTCCATCAGCATGAAGAGTCAGTGATAGTCTGCGCCATTACAGGTGGAACTGTGTGGGAGATAATAAACCCCGGAGATGAGTCGGAGAAACTAGAACTATGAGCAACGGGAACCAACTGAATAGGAGCGTATCCGTGGGGCACATAGTAGCCACGGTAGGTTTGATAATAGGTGGTTTCACGTTCATATACGATTTAAGGGAGAGTGTAGCCATACAGGCTTTCCAATTAGAGACTGTTGAGGACAGATTGGAAAGAGTAGTTGCCAGAACAGATGACCAGTTCGGGGAGATTATGGATCACCTCATACGGTTAGAGGAAAAGCTAGATGCAATCGTATTGTCAGATGGTTCTACCCAGTAATGTGGAGTGGAAGAAACTGGCCCTAAGAGCCTACTTGTGTTGGTCTGTCTGCGTTGACATGGCTGCACTAGCCGGTATTCTATGGTACATCTTCAGATGAAATGCAATCACTTGGAAATAATTAAGGAGTCTTATGTTCAGCATCTATGCTTTACTCTCTATCTTTGCGCTGTACTTTTCATACTATCTGTTGTTGCCGTAATACATGGCTTTATCCCGTGCATTCTAACTGGCACAGTCTCTGATAAGATTAAAAATCTACATGAGGTTCTCTCTGAACGATGAACATAGATGCTAAATTCTTTGGTGCAATATTATTCTTGGTTGCTCAGACATCTGGGGCTATCTGGTGGGCTTCGTCATTATCTGCCGAAGTGGAAAGGCTGTCTGGGATACAGGGTAACGCTATTCCAGCATTGGAGGCTGAAGCGCAAAAATGTGGAATTGCTATACATAACAATGAAGCAGCGATTAAAGAACTTCAAGAACATGACCAAGCCATCAGTGGATTAGATGTTCTGGAGTTTAAGATAGATGAAATTAGGAAAGAAATCTTATCACTAAGGAAGGTTGATCAAGACATTATGACCCAGCATGAGAAAATATTTGACTGGATGGCGAGCAGTAGTCCAGTGCAACAGAAGGGAAATTACCCTTCTTATGACTGATGATAATAACAGAAGCGGCACAGAGCAAAGTAGATCAAGTCCTAAAAGGAGAGGGATTTCTTGAGGTATGTCTGGAAGGTGGAGGATGTTCAGGCTACCAGATAAAACTTAAAGGAACCTCAGAGATTCCCGAAGACGCACAGATGCTATCTGACACAATCTTCTCTGATCCCACCTCTCTGGACTTATTAGGAGATGCAGAGATGGACTGGGATGATGACCCGTTCAAACCATCATTCAAATTCACTCCGCCTACGGGTTCCCATTCGTGTGGGTGCGGATCAAGTTTTCAACTAGACTAATGGAGACATTTAATGGACGGATTCAAAAAGTTGGTAGACGAAGTGAGAAGTCGCCCGTGGATTTGGGGTGTACTCATTCTAATTGTGGTGCTTGGTATCTTTGGCTGATACTGGCCTGTACGCTAAGTATCGCAGGATGCAGCTTTCCAAAAATAAAGTCGAGCCTGATGACAGGGATAGCGACGAGTACCGCTGTTGGTGTGACGAGTGTAGTCGCGCCGGGTGTACTTGTACCAGCCGCAGTCGGCGGCACAACGGCTGCGATTGCCTCTGCCCTGACTGCGGAGCGATCTGTTAAGGGTGAACCTGTTACTGTTACAGCAGAGACTGTGGTGCAGGAAGCCCCTGCGAATTTCTTCGATCTTTTAGAGCAATTGATAAAGACAGGCGGATGGTTACTAATCTTAATCTTTATAGTTCCAATGGTGTTAGGGTGGATAATCCCCGGCCCACTGGAAAAAAAGAAAAAAAGCAAGAAGCGGTAATTCTTGTGGAGGTTGCTTGGATAGATGCCTACACAGAAGCGGGATGGAGCGAGTACGAACCCGAAAAAGTAGAAACAAAAACGTATGGGCTTCTGGTAAAGAAGACCCGTGACTGGGTAACACTCGCCATGACCCGTGAGAAAAATTACTGGGGAAATTTATGGTATATCCCCACAAAGAATGTGGTTAATATACGCCCGATAGAAGAGATCAGAAAGACTGATCCAAATACTTAATATCTAAACCATACTGGTCGCGCAATGCGACAAAACCAGTGAAGGGGTTTGTCTGGCCCCGCCTCTCTAAGTAAGCCTGTTCCATGTACTCTTCAGCACTCTTATCCCCGCACAACCACACGTTCAACAGCTTCACGTATTTCCCTTTTACCCTCTTGTCGTATTCAATACTAACAAAAACATAACGATCAGGGGATTGGTGTGCGCTGCTTATGGAGACATTGGCTGCGTATGAGGGCTTGGGCGGCACTGACCTTCTGATGGTCTTTACCTCAAGCTTCTCCCCCTTATGTATCAGGTCGTAATCTACGGCGTCCTCTATAGGCACTCCTAAGTATTTGGAGACAGCCAGTTCCCCTAACCTCCCCGCAATATTCCCCTCCCCCTTTGTAATTGAATTCTTAATACCACCTACAGAAGAGGCCCATTCACGGGCCTCTTTCAGCATCTGCCTATTGTGTGGAATGATCTTCACACTGCACTACTCCTCTTCAAACTTAGCCATACAGCGACTGCACTGAGCATTTTAGATGCAGTCATCACAACTACGTTCATTGGACTCAAGATTCCAATCATGGCAGTAAACACGATGGAATCAATAGGAGTACCTATGGCAGAGGAGAGGAGTATGCGATCACGCAGGGGTCGTTTAGTTGTTGTATAAACTACCCAATCCAATCCTTCTGAAATTAGGAAGGCTGTAACAGATGCAATTGCTACAAAAGGATCAGCCATAAAATACGAAATGACGCCACCAAGTATCATAACAGGAATTACCCAATGGCCTATTTTTCTTTGCGCTAAATCTCGAAATATAAAAGTTAAACCCACGATAACAGAAGTGGGTTGCCAAATTCCAATCGGCGGAATGATAGTAAACAACCAATTAACCACCACAATACTAATCACATAGACTATTGCCCACATAGTTGAATCTCCTGTTGCACCGCAATGGAATTAGATGGGTTCCACGTTGGCGTAGAATTCCATGCTTCTATCCTATCTGCCACCACATTTGCTCTTTGGCTTTCGCGTTTTGGCGTGAAGATACCAAATTTATCTTTGGGCATAAATGAACACATCACAGCATTACTGCTATCGGCAGACGATAATGGAACGTGTTTAATTATCTCCGTAGCTAGCATTCTTAGCCCATGCAATTTACAAATTGGCCTACCCTTTTCGTCACAAATTTTTTCCATTGCTTGGGCCATGCGACTCCAAAATTTTTTACTTCCGGGCCTCATACCTGTTGTAGAACCTAACGCAATTCTGGGCCACTTGGTCGCTAATTGATGTAATCGCCCCATTGACTCATTGAAATGCCAAACAGGCACTCCTTCATCACTAAAAGGCCAATCAGACAACAGCCTATCATTGTCTTCCTCTGACCCCTCTATAACATCTGGGATCAAAGCCCAATCAAACCCCGGATGTCGTCGCCAGTCATCAACCCATTTATAGTAACCAGCAACATCTAAAGTTTTACCAGATTTCCAAACAGAGTAGGCTCCATTGTCAAAAATGAAGGATGATCCTACTTCAGATATTACCTCTAAATCAGCAGGATGCTGAAAACTCACCAGAGCGTGTCTCCCATTAAAGAACTCATGGGATTGGCTTGGTTTTCCAAGCGGCCCTACATGGTAGTGTATCATTACATTCACTGAATAAGCGGTACCACGTTCTGAGGAAGATCAGGGTTCAATTCAGGGTTCAGGAAATCTGAATAGGTTTCCCATAGCGCGCGTTCTAAAACGGTGCCAGAGTGTTGCTTGACAT